ATTTTTCAAAGGAACAGATAAAACAGTTGAAAGATTAGAAGAAAAAACTTCAGCATTAGTAGATACTCAAAAACAATTAAATGAAGAACTATTTAAAACTGCAAATGTATTTGAAAGAGGATTATTTTCTGATAGAAGTCAAGAAATAGAAGCAATTGGAAATGCTTTTCAAAGTGCTGACTTAGAAAATAGAATCACAGAATATAATACAATGTTTAAAGCTTTAGGTGCTGACAATGAAAAAGTTGTAGAACTTAGAGAGCAATTAGGCATTACTTTTAGTACTTTAGGAAAGTTTAATGATAGGTTTAATCATTTTGGAAGCCTGTTAAAAACAAATCCATCACTTCTTAACTCCTCAACAGGAGAAATGAGAAAGTTAAGTATGCAGTATGTTTTACAAGGACAAGCAGTAAAATCTTTACAAGAAGCAACAGCAAATTATAACAAACAATTAAATAGATATACTCAATCACTACCAAAAGTACCTTATCAAGATGTTCTTATGAGTCAGGAACAAATGAGAATTTCTCTAGAACAACTAAGAGACGCTACTGATAATACTGCAGAAGAAACGGCTGAATATCAAAGACAATTAGATGTTTTAGCAGGAACACAAAAATCCTATACCTTACTAGCAGAGGCAAGTCTAAAAGTACAACTAGCACTACAAAAATCGCAACAAGCCAGTGCTCAAACAACTCATGCTATTTTTGGAGATAAGGCATCTGTAAAGAGAGCAGCAGATACTGCTAATGCTATGGCAAAAATGTTTGAGGCTCAAATTGCAGTTTTTCAAGCAGAAACAAATTTAAGAAATGCACAGGGTGGAACAGAAACAGAATTAAAAATTAGAAAACAACAACTACAGGTTGCGGAAGCAATGAGAGACACTGTATTAGATCAATTAGCTGCAGTAGCTGCTATGGAAAGTGTAGTCTTTAGAGTAACAAAAACAGTTATGAGTGGACTAACTCAGGAGTTATCAACATCTCTTACTAAAGCATTAAGAGGAGAGGCAGGTGCATTTGATGAGTTTGGTAAAAAACTTGCAAACCAATTAACAGACCAAATAGGTAAAACACTTGCTGAAAACATAATGAAGATAACCTATGGGGGAACTCCACTTGACCCAAGATATCAACAAGAACAATTCAAACAATCTTTAAAAGACTCTTTCAAAGAAGGCTTTACTGATTCAGATTCTCCTCTACAATTAGGAGGAACTAAAGTTGCAACTGGTATTCATAATGCAATGGTAAATGCTGCTAATAGTCACATACAAGGTCTTTATGATGCAGAAGTAGGACTGGCAAAAGCTAGAGAAGCTAATGCATTTAAAATGAGAGATGACGCGGACGCTAAAGTTAAAGAATATAAAGCTACTATTGCAGAATACGGTGAAGGTGGACAGGCAGATAAAGCTCTTGCTGACTTAGGTAGAGATAAAGAGAGAATCAAAAAACAACTTGCCGAAAGACAAGGAGAATTACTAAATCAAGTTATAGATAATATAGGAGCAGAAAATCCTGCAAATCCTGATAAAGTAAATCAATGGTTAGAAAAGAATCTAAGTGTCGAAGGAATAGCTGCTAAAATTGGAGCAGTTACTCCAGGCATGGAGAAAAAAGCCGCAGCTCTTGCAAAAGATGACCCAGAGGTAAAATCTTTACTAAAACAGTTAGAGGAATTAAATGAAGAAACTACAGATCTTTCTGGTAGAATAGAAGATAACTCTAAAGCACTATCTATTGCAGAACAGGAACTAGAGGGAGCAGTTGAAACATTTAATAGACTAGATAGTGCTGCCCAAAAAGCTACAAAAGAGTTAGGCAATATAGAAGCAAAAAGACCATCAAAAATTGGAATAATAGAATCTAATGAACAACCAGTATCAGAAGAAGATGAAGACGGTGGCGGTGATGGTAATAAGAAAAAACCAGGCGCATTTGCACCAGGTGGTAAGTTCAGTCAAAAAGCAGAAGACTTGTTCCCAGGCTTAATGAAAGCAGCTGGAGGACCAGAGTCAGGAAGCTTTGGTCAACATGTGCTTTCTTTTGGTACTGCAATAACTCAGTTTGCTACTTTAACAGCACAAGGACTAGCAATTGCAGGTAAAAATGAAGAAGCCGCAGATATAATGCTAGAGGTTGCAAAAATACAAATGGCACTAGCAATGGCAGAATTTGCAACAAACTTAGAAGGTATACTTGCAAAACCACCAGCTAGATACGGTGGTATAATGAGTCACTCAGGAAAATCATTCGCAGGCGGAGGTATAGCAGATGGACCAGAATCAGGTTATAGTGCTACTCTACACGGAACAGAGGCAGTCGTACCATTAGGAAATGACAGAAGTATTCCTGTAAAACTTGATGGATCTGCTGGTACAAACAATGTAAATGTTACTGTGAATGTAGACCAAAATGGTAATGCAGATACTCTAATGACAGGAGATGGTGCAAGAGAATTAGGAAAAACAATAGCAGCGATAGCACAAGACACAATCGCAAAAGAACAACGAGCAGGAGGACTTTTAAGTAGTATATAATGGCTTTAGGAATAATGCAAAATGATGGTTCAAATATTACTGGGTTTTCCAGTGCTGTACAACCAGACAAACAGTTTACAAGAATGAATACACCAAGAGTGCATTTAGTACAGTTTGGTGATGGTTACGAGCAAAGAGTAGTAAATGGTATTAATAATTTACAGCAGGAAATAACTGTATCTTTTGCTACAAGACCAAAAGAAGAAATAGATGATTTGGTAGCTTTCTTTGAATCTTTAAACGGAGTAAGTAAATTTAGATTTGACATAGCAGATACAAATGCAGGAAGTAATACAGAAACCATAAAAGTGGTATGTTCATCATGGAATCAAAAATGGGAATATGATGATTACTATACATTAGACGCAACATTTAGGAGAGTTTACGAAGCATAATGTCAGAAAAAATAATGGTAAAAGACTTGCAAAAGCAAGACCCTGGTTCAGCGATAGTTTATTTATATGAACTTGAATATGCTGATAATACCTTTGCATATTTTCATGATGGACTAGATTCAAATTTATCAGAAGTTACAATGCTTGATTATAGTAATAACTCTCAAACAAATACTTACAAAGCATTACCTATAGAAATGCAAGGATTAGACAGAAGTTCAGCAACTAAGTTTCCAGCACCTACAATATCTTTTGCAAATGCTCTTAGTACTTTAAAATTAGCAGTAAATAGTATTGATTATGAAGATTTTGCTGGAAAGCGAGTGATTAGAAGAACAACTCTACGAAAATATTTAAAGAGTGAAGGAGATACTAATTCTCCTCCTATTGAATACCCAAGAGATGTGTATTACATTGATTCTCTAAAGCAAAGAACTAAAGCAGCTCTGATGTTTCAATTACAAGCTCCTTTTGATTTGCAAGGAATAAAATTACCAAATCGAACTGTTGTTCCAAATAGATGCCCATGGATTTATCAGGGAGCAAGTGAACACACAGAAAATCCAGAATGGAAAAGGGCAAGAAGTGGGTGTAGTTGGCATATTGAAAGCAAATACAATCCTAGCTATAATGCTACTGTTGCTAACCAAAATGTAGAGTATACTGTATATGCAAACAAAGATGATGAATACTTAGTACCAAGTTCAACTAGTTTTACAACTTATAGTAGTGGTGCAATAACAAAAGGTAATTACTATAAAACAACTTCAACAGTAAATAGAAATAATGTAGATGGAACAATCTCTAGTGTAACTGTAAATAATTATTGGCAAGCCACAGAGACAAGTTCTAATCCAGGAGCACCTTCCGATACTAATAGTAGTTGGAATAGAATACGAATATATGCTGCTTATTCACATGGAACAAGTTACTTTACTTATGAAGATGATAGATATAATGACTATGTAACTTTTACTGATAATACAGCAGCTGTAGGACATGAAACTTATCAGAAAACATTATTGTGGAAAGCCAGACAACCAAGTGATAACATACCTCCAGCACATGGATTACATTGGGAAAGAGGAGATACATGTAGTAAATCTTTAACTGGTTGTGGAATGAGATTTGGATTTAATCCAAAGACAGCAAGTAGTTCAAGTACTACTGGTAACCCAGATTTTAGTACAACAGTTGTGATTCCTTTCGGAGGATTTCCAGGGACAAAATCATTCTCATGATGGATAGTATATACGAAGCTGCTAAGAAAAGAGCACCAGAAGAAATGTGTGGAATCGTTACTGTCGATAATGAATTTATCGAATTTGAGAATATTGCCGAGAATAAAAAATCACACTTTAAAATTGACCCAATAACTTTAGGTATGTATCAATTAAATTCAAAAATAAAATATGTTGTCCATAGTCACTATGACTCAAAATGTAATCCGAGTCAACATGACATTGATAACTGTAACTCGATAGGTATACCATATTTAATCGTGTCCTATCCAGAAAAAGATTATTGTATAGTGGAGCCAAAATGACAAAAGTACACTTATTAGGAAAAGCAGGAGAAAAATTTGGAAAAGAATTTAATCTTGATGTAAAGCATGCCCAACAATTATTAAGAGCTATTGCTGTACAACGAAAAGGGTTTTTAAACTTTTTCTTTGAAGAACAAGAGAAAGGAATAGAGTATGTATTCAAAAAAGGAAAAGATTTTTTACAAGAGGGAGAACAACAGTTAAGTTTTGGAGAAGAAGAAATATTTATAATGCCTGTTGCACAAGGGTCTTTTCTTAGTGATGGAGCAAAAAGAGACTTAGGCGCTATTCTAACAGTAATAGGTACTATATTAGTAATGACTGGAGTTGGTGCACCATATGGTTATGCACTTATAGCAATAGGTGGATACTTAATGTTTGATGGTATCTTAGGATTAGTTCAAGATGACACTCCCGCAAAAAATGAAGACCCTGCCATATTTGGAGGGCCAGTTAATGTTGCAAAGCAAGGTATTCCTATTCCTCTATGTTATGGAAAAATGGAAGTTTCTGGAGCACCAATAAACTTTGGGTTTACAACTACAAGAATAAGATCAAATGCAGGTTGGGTAAATATAAATAATCCAGACCAAGATGGTTCTGGAGACATCGGTGGCGGTGGCGGTTTCAATAGTGGCGGCGGTGGAGCTGCACTACAAATAAGGTAAATTATGAGTAATACAAGGGACAATGATAAAACAGTAGCAGGAACAGGGAGTGGTAAAGGTTCATTACCTTTAAAACAAAAAGATTCTGTAATAGAACAATCAGCGGTTGTTTATGATGTTTTATCTGAAGGAGAGATAGAAGGACTAGTAGATGGTGCGTTTAGTATCTATCTAGATGGTGTCCCTGTACTTGATAAAACTAAAAAAGTAACTTATTCTGCAAAACAAAGTTCAAATGTTTCTTATGATGCCTCTGCTGGAACAATAACAGATAATGAAACAGCTAATATGTTTACTGGTTTATCAGTTAATGACGGAACTAGATATATTAGAATTGATGGTGCAGCCGCAACAGGTAACTCTAATGTAACCGCTAATTCTACAACAATAACACCTAGTTCAAGCGGAGGAATAACTTTTGCTAATACTCATGTAGCAGGTAACCTAACTACTCTAGTTGATATGCAACCTAAGATAAGAATCGCAGGTGCAGGACTAGACGGAGCTATTCATGTAGCTACTGTTACTTCTTTTGACAGTACGAATAATACTGTAAATATTACTCCACCACCTAAAACAACAGTTAATAATGCAAATACTACAATAGATTTAGTAGACCAAATAGCGTCTATTAGTGGTAGTAATGCTACTATTGCTCCTACAGGACAGGGAGTAGACAGATCAAATGTTCCTGCGACAATGAGTTCTCCTGAACTAGATGAAGCCAGTCCTCCTATTTACAACTTCAATAACTTTTCATACGCTTTGCGTACTGGACACAGAAATCAAAAATTCATCAAAGCTCCTGTAGGCGTTGGCTCAGGAGCAGTCGGAGCAAGTATCGGACAAGATTTACCACCTTCAAGCCAAAACGCTTTAGGGATGACAAGTGACCCTAGAAATGCTAGTAATAGTTTGGATGACTTTGAAGGAGAAACTCTATCTGCAGCAGCAACAGGAAACCATGCTGGAGTAAATATTGCAGCTGGAGTATTTAATCTAAGTGACCCTTCTATTATTGACCAACTTAAAGTAACAATTAATCATCCTACAGGACTATATAATAGCGATGATACTGATGGAGATAGCGGACCATCTTGGGTAGAATTAAGAATAATATTCTCTTACACACGAGACGGACAAACATTTGAAGAAACAGTCTTTGGATTAGATGACATGGCCGCTCTAACTAGAGAGAAGGACGGTACAAGACCGCATGGAGACGGTAACTTTACTGGTGCAGCAAATTATAATGCACATGATGGTATAATATACAGAAAAAGTAGTACTAACTTTGCAACAGTATTTACTTTTGATACAGAGCAGTTCCAACCTTTTGATGATTTCACAATTAAAGTTAGACGATATACTCCTGAACTATATGAAATAAGTAATAAACATCACCACAATAAAACACAAGTATCTTTTGCTGAAGCAATTATCGAAGATAAACTAAATTATCCATATACTGCAGTAGCTGCTGTAATGGTAGATTCAAGAGATAATACTTCTGTACCACAAAGACACTATGAAATTAGAGGAATAAAATGTAAAGTTCCTACTAACTACATACCAAGAGATACCCTAGATGCAAATGGTAATAGAACTACTGTAGCTTCTTACAATAGAAACATTACTACTGGAGCAGTCGAAAGCACTTATCAAGATTGGGATGGTAAATTTAGAGGGGATAAAAAAGAATTCCCCGACCCAACAGACGTTAACCACCTACCAGTATATACAAACAACCCAGCTTGGGTATTTTTAGATATTCTTACTAATGAAAGATATGGTTTAGGAAACTATCTAAATTTAGATGGTACAATGGATATTATAGACAAGTATCAACTATTTGAACTCGCAAAATATTGTGACGAATTAGTACCAGACGGTAAAGGTGGAACAGAACCTAGATTTTCTTGTAATGTATATATTTCAAAATCAGAAGAAGCAATCAAAGTACTGAAAAACTTAATGGCAGTATTTAGAGGAATGTTACTCTGGCATAATGGAGAAGTAACTGTCAGCATGGCACAAGAGAAATCTCCTATTTATACATTCACAAAAGGTAATGTTGTAGATGGAAGTTTTGCTTATACCTACCCATCAAAAAGAGTAAGAGCTAATCAAATTCGAGTAACTTGGAATAATCCAGATAATCATTATAAGCCAGAAGTAGAATTAGTTGAAGATACAGAAAATATTGCAAAGACTGGAAGAATAGTAGAAAAAACTACAATGGCATATGCATGTACTTCAGAAGGACAAGCTCATAGAGTTGGTAAATATCATTTACTAAGTGAAGTTCATGATAGTGAGGTTGTAGCCTTTTCTTCTGGACTAGGCGGACAAATATTAAGACCTGGTGATTTAATTGAAGTTCAAGATTCAGATAGAGATAATGTTTTACTCAGTGGTAGAGTATCAAGCGGTGCAACCACTACAGTTATACCAGTAGATAGAAGTGTAGCACTAAGTAATGCTACAAATGCAGACCTTACTTTAGTTTTCCCTAAAGGAGGAGCTTATTTAGCTCAGCCAAAAGCAACAATAGACAGCACAGTTTATTCTAGTGGAGATTTAATTCTTCAAGCAAAAAATTCTTCTGATGTTCTATATAATTTAGATTCGCAAGAAGACTCAGTAAATGCTAGAGATGATGACGGAAATGTATTAGATATAGCATGGTCAGAAGATACTAGAATTGAAACTCAATCTATAAGTTCATATAATGCTACTCATGTAGTTGTAGGAAGTGCATTTAGTGCTGCTCCTACTGAAGATGTTATATTTGCTATAACTCAAATATCAGCAGATGGAGAGTATATAGCAGGGTCTCCACAAACCTACATGATAAATGAGATAAGAGAAGCTGAAGATAAATCTTTTTCTATATCTGCTGTAAAACATACTGTTGGAAAATACGATGAAATAGAAAGAGGTTGGTCAATCTCTACTGTACCTGATGTAATGAGGCCGCCACAAGCAAAAGATGGTGTACCAGTACCAAGAAATGTACAGTTAAAAGTATTAAAAGGTCAATCTGATGAAGATGCAAATGAAAGAGTATCAAACTCAGATGAACAAAGATTCTCTACACCAAAACTAGACGTATATTGGTCAGCTCCTTTAAGTTTAAGAATAGATGATAATGGAACAGCTTTGCAATCCCCGTATGAACATTTACAAGCATACGAAATAGAACATAATTTATACAGTCAATCCGCAATACAAGGAAAGACAACAACAGATAGAATATCTATTTCTCCAGATAAAACTACACATACATTTACTGATATACCAAAAGCAGGAACATTTGTTGTAAGAATCAGAACTATTAATACAGCGGGAGTACCTTCTCCTTTCTTACAAAGAACAATTACTATAAATCCTGAAAAACCAGCAAAAAATTTAGAGCCTAAAGTAAGAAAAGGCGGAATGCTAACTACAGGATTTGATATTGGTTCTGCAAACGGTATGGTAGAGTTTACAGAAAGTACTTATAATTTTACTCCAGCAGAATCAGATTTACAAACAGTAACAGTAACAAGTGGTACAACTGCTCAAACTTCATGTAGCTTTGCTAATCTAGCAAGTGGAAATACAGGATACTTACTGTGGGATTATAGTGATACTACTGATCCACTAAAAGCTGTTGAATATGTAGTAGATAATACTGGAGCCGACTTCTTTAGATATTCTAAAAATTTAGACGCTACTGCTTTTGTACAAAAAACAGGAACAGCTAATGTCTCTGCAGGTAATACACAAGTTCTGGGAACAGGAACAGCGTTCTTAACTGAATACGCAGCTGGAGACTTGTTCATATATGATAGTGGTACTACTAGGTTTATTGCAACAATTAATCACATTCATTCTAATACTTTATTAGAAGTTGCATATACTCCAACAGCAGATTTAACAAATAAAAATGTATTTGCTCAAAGAATACAACCAAACTTTATCAAAGATACAATTATTGGAGAAGTATCAAATACAAGTGGAACATTCTCAATCGTAAACTATGCTAGTGGTAATAAAGGTACTGATTCATATAGTATCAATGGTACAAATGAAAACCATAACTTCCCATCAGCATCAAATGGTACTGTAAGTGATTTCTCTAGTTTCTCAAATATATACTCAGTTAGAAAAGGCTCAGTAACCTTTGCATTTGCAAATAGTGGTACTGCACTCAATACTTTTGGATTATCAAAAGTTGATACAAATTGTACTTCAGCAATTAACTCCTCAACAGGAGAGATTACTGTTAGTGCAATAACTCAAACAACAGCCAAAATTACTGTTACAATTACAGACAGATATACAAATGAAACAATCGCAACAAGAGTTATCTCATTAGGTAAAAGTATACCAGGAGCAGCTGGAGCTGGTACTGATTCAAGAACTGTTAACTTAACA